TGCTGCTATCTATGTAACAGGTTTTTCTGGTGGACAATCCAATATCCAGAAGTTTACATTGGCTTCTAACGGAACAATGCCTACCTTGACTAGCGCTATTACAGCCGCTGAAATGCCTGTTGGTGAGCAAGTATTTCGTATCTATTACTACCTAGGTTATATGATGATTGGAACATCTAAAGGTGTTCGAGTAGCTGCAGTAGCAGATGATGGCTCACTTGCTTACGGTCCATTGGTCTTTGAATCAGAGCAACCAGTCTATGACTTTGCTTCTCGTGGTCAATATGTCTGGTGTGCTACTAACGTAGATGGTGCTCCTGGAACTACACGCATTGACCTTGGAACACAGATTGGCACACTGCTATTTCCTTATGCGTGGGATACTTACTATTACCCAGAGACTACAGGAAGCAGAGTAACTGGTCGCAAGACCACTGCCTGTGCCTTCATTAACGGAACTGACAGATTGGCTTTTACAACAAACTATGACACCACAAATGGTTATGTCTACGTTGAATCTGCCACTCGTTATGTTTGGCAGGGATATCTACGTACCGGATTCATCCGTTACAACACATTAGAGGCAAAGATATTTAAGTTAATCTTGCCACAGTTTGATACTACTAATGGAAGCCTAGCGCTAAAGTCTATTGATGCTGACGAGGTTGAAAGAGATTTAGGTAGCTTCTCACAAGGAGATTCAGTTGGTGAGATTGGTATTGGATATCCATCTACAGCACAACAATATCTAGGATTTAAGTTTGTCTTTACTTTAGGTAATGTTAGTACAGCAACACCTGTCTTTACTGGATACCAGGTAAAGGCTTTGCCTGCTATCCCACGTCAACGCTTGATTCAATATCCAGTCTTCTGCTATGACCACGAGATGGATAAGTTTGGTGTACAGGTTGGATACGAGGGCTCTGCTTGGCAGAGAATGCAACAGTTAGAATCTGTTGAAAACCTTGGCGATACCATCAGAGTTGAGGACTTCCGTACCGGTGAGTCCTACATCGGTCTCATTGAAGAGATTGATTTTATGAACCGCACACCTACTGACAAACGATTCTCTGGCTTCGGCGGATTATTGGTTGTCACTATCCGTTCTGTATAAGGAGCCGTAAATGACCCCTGCTGATTGGGCTGGACTAGCCGTATCTGTCATCTCTGTAATTGCTGGATTTACTGCAGCAATACGTTGGCTAGTAAAGCATTACTTAACTGAACTCAAGCCCAATGGCGGGTCAAGTATTAAGGATAAGGTTAATCACCTAGAAGAAAAAGTAGATTTACTCACAGAGTTAGTCAAGGAAGCGCTGAGGAAATGAATGAAACCACTAGCCAAGAAAGCAAGTCCTGCAGCTATTGCTGTTCTCAGGCAGGCAACGACATTGTGTCCCAAGCGCAAGAAAGCGTCAGACGGATTATTGCCCTCATCGGCACACATCAAGCAGAACCCGAACAGCGACCACAACACCGGTCTTGCTGTTGATTTAACCCACGACCCACATAATGGGATTGATTGTGGAGATATCTTTGAGAAACTTAAGGTTGATAAGCGAGTCTCATATCTGATTTTTAGTGGACGTATTTGGTCTAAGGAGCGCGGTGAGCGTGACTATACAGGCCCGAATAAACACGTCAAACATCTACATATTTCCATCAAGGAAGATTGCGCTAAGGACACCAGCCCTTGGTTCCCTTGGCTTGATAAACCGAAATGGAATACGGTTGATGCTGCTCGTTTGGCTTATGCCAAGGTGCAGAAGAAACCAAAGAAGAAAGATGTCCCAAGCCATAAGGAGGCATAATGGACAAGAAACTCAAAGCACTAGCCGCTACTTGGTTCCGCGCTGCAGCATCTGCTGCGGTTGCACTGTACCTTGCAGGTGAGACTGACCCTAAGAAACTTGGAACAGCCGCACTTGCTGGTTTTCTCGGACCAGTATTGAAGTGGCTTGACTCAAACGCTAAGGAGTTTGGTCGAGGAAGTAAGTAGTTTCGTAAGCTGAGCTGCGAGGAAAGACCCCACCGGAAACGGTGGGGTTCTTTTTTTGTTGCCTAAAACTTCTGTACAGAATAACGCTTGAAATGTACAGAACTAAATTTGGTGCTAAATTTCGCTCTCTTTGTCTATAGGGCAGGGAGCTTTAAGTAAGTTGCCACAGTTAGCACACTGAACATCAAGGGCATACCAGCAGATTTCGTAATCTTCAAACTGCACGTAAGTGTTGAAGACTGTACAACCGCAGACGCATTGATGTGTTGGACCGATAGAACGCAGGTCAGATGCTTTGATTGGTGGTAGGCTATTTCTTCGCAGCCTTGGTAGACGGAACCGCATACTGTCAGTCCCTCACTTCCACAGGCCCGTGAGGGCCTCTGTTCCGTAACTCGCCTACGGCTCGTAGTATAATGAACTGGTGTGTCGCTACCGCGACGACACGCCGATGAAAGGTAACCTTCTCCCGTGACTACATTAGTTGGGATTGAGTTAGAGGACTGTTGTGTATTAGCTGCAGATAGTCAGATAACTGAAGACAACTTAAGGACCGTTAGTCTTACGACTCCGAAAATAATTTCAGTGGGTAAGTATCTGCTAGGTATCACTGGTGATTCACGTCCTGGTGACATCCTTGCGTACAACTGGAGCCCGCCAACATATAAAGGCGCAGACCCAGTGCAGTGGATGGGTAAGAAAGTCTTGCCATCCATACTCACGGCGTTCAAAGAGAATGGATATGAACCATATGAAGCAGTCAAAGAAAAAGATGCAGGGTTCGACTACCTTGTTGCGTTTAATGGCAATCTCTTCCACATTGCGTGCGACCTCTCGTTCATCCAAAACAAGGTGGGAATCTACGGTCTGGGGTCGGGTGGTGCTTTCGCTCTTGGTTATCTCAGCGGTTTGGCTACTGCTACTCTTCATCTGAAGCCGGAGCAACACGCCGAGAAAGCCGTTCAGATATCGTCAATGCTTGACATCAATACCTGTCCACCGATTCAATTAGTTACTCAGAGACGGGAGTACTAAATGAGAAAAGATTGGCGAGTGTGGACTGTTCACATCAACAGTTACCGCCTAGATAACTGGGCTGTTGGTTTAGATTATTACAAGATATTTGATTACCAACCATTTGCTCTAATAGCTAGAGTTTTTCAAATCAATCTGCTATTCTTTAATATCACCTTTACTAGATGGCAGGCTCCCCGATGGATATAAAAGAACTACTTATTAAAGCTCTTCACGAGAAGGAGAATAAGCGTGGTCGGTCCACGCAAGTTCAGATAGGTCCATCGGAACTAGGTGGCTGTCGACGTAAGGTGTGGTACAGGTTGAACAATCAGCCTGAAACCAATGACAACGAGCTAAAGCTCGCAGCGATTATGGGTACTGCCATACACACTGCAATAGAATCAAGTCTTGCCGAGAACAAAGATGTGTTGCTAGAACAGACTGTTGAATACAACGGGATGAAAGCACACGTTGATTGTTTCATACCTGGGACAGGTGACGTTGTTGATTGGAAGACAGTAAAGGCTAAGAACCTTTCTTACTTTCCGTCACAACAACAACGCTGGCAAGTACAGGTCTATGGTTACTTGATTGACAAGTCTGGCTTGGGGAAGGTCCAGAACGTCAACCTTGTAGCTATACCTCGTGACGGAGATGAGCGAGACATCCTTGTTCACTCCGAACCATATGACGAGGCTGTCGCACTAGAGGCGCTCAACTGGCTAGATGCAATAAAGACATCGGACGTAACTCCTGCTCCTGAAAGGGACGAGAGTTATTGCAAATTTTATTGCAAATACTATGACGCCTCTGGTGAGATGGGATGCGTTGGTCTAAAAAAAGAACGTACCAAAACTGAATTACCGGTGATAGAAGATGCTGAAGCTGGCAATACAGCTCTGCATTATCTACAGATTGATGAACAGATAAAAGAATTAGAGGCAAAGAAGAGCGAGTTACGCGATAACTTGTTCGGCATAACTGGAGTTACTAACACTGGGATAGAAGTCAAGTGGACTACTACTCAGAGTAATACGGTGGATAAAGAAGCAGTTGAAAAAGCGCTGGGTTATCTACCGACAAAGCAAGGCAAGGAAAGCGCAAGGCTTTCCGTTAAACAAACTGGAGGTAAGTAAATGGCTGCACCTGAATCAACAATGTTCCAAGTCAACTATAAGTTGCCAGATGGAACTCTTGTCAATCTTTATGCAAAGGATGTTAAGGAATTGGAGACTGGCTTGACTGATTTGCAGATGGTATCTGCGCTCATCATTTCAACCAGCGATTCGTTTCATAGCGCTCGACCTGCTGCGCCCGTTCCAGGTAATCAACCTGCGCCTGTAGCAGCACCGGTACAGACTGGAGCTAATGCTTGTAAGCACGGAACAATGTCATATCGTGAAGGAGTAGGGGCCAAAGGTCCTTGGAAGGGCTATATGTGTGCAGCACCAAAGGGTGCAGCAGATAAGTGCCCAACTATCTGGGTCCGATGACCCAATGCGAGAGCCTCGTGAATTCGAGAATCCTCTCTGCTCTCAATCAGGCGGTGACTTCTGGTTCCCTGAACCAGGACTTGGCGCAACACCAGAAACAATTTACGCTCGAAGTATATGTAACTCGTGTGTCCATCAAGTTGAGTGTGCAGAATGGGGAATCCACAATGAGCGTCACGGAATCTGGGGCGGCTTATCGGAATTCCAACGTAAGCAGATAAGAAGACAGAGGAACATAACAGTACGACGGGAGGAAAGTGCTTAGGTTAGACAGGGCTTGGAGGAATGTTGGCACTGCCGCAAAGCCACTGCCCACTGTCTGGAAAGCACTTGAATCTAAAGAGATTAAGTTCCGCAGAGGACAGGTTTGTATGGTCGCTGCTGCACCTAACGCTGGTAAGTCTATGTTCGCCTTGGTCTATGCAATACAAGCCAAGGTACCAACGCTGTTCTTCTCTGCTGATACTGATGTAGCTACAGTGTGGCTACGTGCTATAGCGCACGTATCTGGACATAGCCAGCAGACAGTTGAGAATCAGATAAACCATAACCCACGTTTTTATGATGGTTATATCGACAAGATATCTCATATTCAATGGGCCTTTGATTCATCACCGAATCTTGATGATATCGAAGATGAAATAAAGGCTTACGTTGAACTCTATGGCATCGCTCCAGAGCTGATAGTCGTAGACAATTTAATGAATGTTGTTGCTGAATCTGAGAATGAATGGGCAGGGCTGCGTCAGATAATGATGGAGTTCCACGATATGGCACGTAAGACAGAAGCTTGTGTGTTGGTATTGCACCACGTCTCAGAGCAGAGTGAGTATGGCTCACCAACTGAACCACCACCGAGAAGAAGCATTCACGGGAAAGTCTCGCAACTTCCGGCGACCATCCTCACGCTTGGCTACAACCCGTTCTCAAATGAACTCAAGGTTGCAGCAGTTAAGAATCGATTCGGTAAGCACTCAGCAGATGGCAAGGACAACACTGGACTATCAGTGAACTTTGCTACCTGCGAGATACGAGATGTTGACCAGTACGGTAGACCGGTACTAGTGAATGCGAGTATGTTGTGAGCAGTTACAACAAGGCTAAGGGTTCTAAGTTTGAGACAGATGTGATGAAGTATCTGCGTAAACTAGGACACTTCGCCGAGCGCCTCGCTAAAGCCGGCTCCAACGACGAAGGTGATATCGTCACCATAATCGCAGGTCAGACCTAT